CCAGTAGAACCCATTGACATATTGAAGCAAGAGCTTACCGAGGCGCTAGAGATGCTCAACCTGTCTAAAGTGGCGTATCAATCCGATCAAAGTGCTGACAACTCTACTGCATACACGCAAATACTACGGGAAGTGAAAACACTTATTAAGCAGATTGAGGCGTACAAAGACCCCGCGCAGGTTGCGGATGAGATAGCTGAAATGGTACGCGACCTGTCGTCAGATTTCATACAACTGTACTTTGGCGCATTGCATGAATTGAAACCGTTTCTAACGACTGCTAGGAAGTCTGAAATAAATAGAAGCATTACAAAAATGGCGGTGTATGCTGAGAGGCGGTATAATACAGCGATACGTTCGATAAGAAAGGCGCTAGGGGCTACTGGAGACTATCTACCGGATGTAGATATTGATGCTATAAAGCGGGGACTAGATGGCTAGAACTCCCAATTTAATGGAGCTTGCCGAGAGGGCCATAGCCGCTGATTACGACCCATCAGTACTAGACGCTATAGAGGAATACCGCCCGCCTACGGCGCCCAACATAGTTACATGGATGACAGATCCAAACTACATGTTGAAGATAAATCTGTTTCCTCGTCAAGTGTATTTACTAGCTACGTTCACTGAAGATTACTGTCCTATGCGGTTTTGCTCAGATGTGCGGTGGTTCTCCAACCAGATTGAAGAAACCACTTTGGATGATATCTACGAACGAGTTACGTTTCTTGAGCATGGGATATGCCCAAGATGCGGGGCTAATAGAGCGGAGCTTTACAAGGAAGGGCTGTTTAACAATTACACTGATTTCGTTGGTTGCGCGGGACAGCGTTCCGGTAAGACATTGATCACGGCAGGTGTACTAGCTACTTATCACCTACACCGCGTGTTGGCGCTTCCCATGCCTTGGCGCTACTACGGGTTGGCGCCTAATCAGATACTGCATTTCACATTTGTGGCGACCACCAAAGGGCAAGCCAAAATGACGCTATGGGATGAGTTCATTGGCGCGTACAATGCCTCTCCGTGGTTTGCCGAGTACAATGCCTATCTGACCGCAGAAGGTAAGCGCCTGGGCAAAGAGTTGGTAAAGCCCCGAGAAACGTTTGTAGCTTATGTCAACAAAGCTATAGTGGTCACATACGCCGATTCACACAAACAGAAATTGCGCGGTTTGACGCGTATATTCGGGGCCGAGGATGAAATTGGATGGTTCGACAGCAATGATGGAAAGAATAAAATCATAGCGAATCCCGACGAGACGTACAAGGCAATCGAGAACAGCCTAATGACCGTACGTTCCAAAGTAATGACGAAAATGCGCAAGGGTGAGTTCAATATACCTACGGCAATTCACGCTACAGTATCGTCTCCGTCTCGAAAAACCGACAAAATCATGCGGCTGGTTAGACAGGCGCATAAGGCACGTGGTATCTACGCATTCCACCACAGTACATTCGAGATAAATCCTACTGAAAACATAGATGCGTACGCTGATATGCGGGTGAAAGAACCGTTGCAATTTGCCCGCGATTTCGAAGCTAATCCACTATATTCTTCCACACCCTACGTTGAAGATTACGGCATGCTGGAAAAGATAACAGACATGCAGCCAGTATGCTCGGCAACGGTAGAGTACTATACGGATAAAAAGGGGGAATTCACTTACATCTACCAGAAGTTCGATAAAAAACTATCGGATATCAAGGCCCCACTTTGCCTGTCAGTAGACGCGGGCGAAAAATTCAATCATTTTGCAGTAGTGTTGGCGTATCTCACTCCAGAAGGTGGCCTGCGCGTAATACAGGCATTTGACATTGCACCAGAAATCATAGACGGTGTTAGCATCGCCGTAAATATGCCCAAGGTTTTGAAGCACCTGATCAAGAAGCTGTTGGACAATTTCTGTGTTAGGGATGTCGTATACGACAGATGGGAATCCGCGTTTCAAATTCAAGAAATTAGAGACTACTGTACGCCGTACGCAGACAAAGGTATGAGCGCCGTTAGAAACTCTCCTAAATACGCAGATGGTATGGAGTTTAGAGCGTCATTACCCACTGCGCGCCTGCCGTTAATGGAGCGCCCATTTTCCGAAATGGATAGCGACCCTAAAACAGCTATAGTGAACGCACCAGGTACGCACTTGGTGTATCAATTGGTATCTGTTAGAGAGGTAGGCCGTTCCCTACCAAAAAAAGGTGTAGAATCTGATGATGATATTTTTAGGGCTGTGCTGAACGCGTTCGCCTGGATGACAGACGCAGAGAATATCAAATTCTACACAGACCATTCATACTACTCATTATCCTCACCAAGTAGGGGTAAAGCCAAAGGGTTAACGGCTTTTGGTGCTGGTATGTCTGGTCCCAAGGTTACTTCAATAGGTAGTAGCGGTTCGGTAGGCGCAGGATTTAGTGACAAGGTTACCGGAGCAGCAGCCACAGGCAGCAAAGCAGGAGTCGGACATGGGTTCTCCAGTTGATAAAATCAAGTTACAGATGATACACGCACGCCGTGTAGAGGGCGATACTGTAGTAGTAACATCCAAATCTTTTCTGGATAAAGACGTTACGAAAGTGGTTAAAAAGACAGAAAAAAAGAAGAAAGACGCCGTTTCGGAGGTACTACAGCCTCCGACTACGACAGGTACCCCCTGTAGCAAGTGTCCTAGATGCGCAGGGAAGTTGACGCAGATAAAGCTAGCTGACAACAAACAGCACGGCTACTGTAATAAGTGTCGATTTGTGGATCCAGAGGTACGCAAATGATCCGATACGCAGGCCGCAGAAGTTACGGTTATGGTGCGTCCAGGGGCGGACTAGTACGGACGGCTAGCGGGGCCCAGATGGAGGTATTCTCCCCAGCTACCGACAAGCTAGAGTGGGGCGGGATCATAGAGGATGAGATCCCAACTGATCCGGAACGGTTGAACAAGTTATTGCGGCTCATATATCTGAGGGATATCATATCCGGCGCTGCAATAGACATGTACGCTGAATTTCCGTGGTCCGAGTACACTCTGTCTGGTGTTGACGAGAAGGCTGTGATGTTGTACGAAGAATCGGTTCAGGAGCTGAACATACCCACTTTAATGACTGACATTACCAGAGAGCAGTTAATGATGGGAAAGGTCATAGGATCTACTACGTGGGACTCTGGTGATGGTGTGTGGCTGGACTGTATCATTCATGATCCGGATTACTGCAATATTTTTATCCGCCCTTTGCGAAATTACCCTCCGCGTATCGATCTGAAAGCTACTGACGCGTGGAGGGCGTTGCTATCCTCAGAAGACGAGCGAGATCAGGAGATCCTACAGGAACTAGATCCGGAACTGATAGAAGCTATGGAAACGGAGGGGCTTGTGCCTCTCTCTACGGAGAACACGATATACTTCCCTCGCAGGATAGCTCCATACGACTATCTGGGGACGTCAATTCTGTCTAGGATAATTCCCATCTATGCATTCGAGAAACAGCTACAGGATGCAACGTTAGCTGGTGTACGTAGGAAAGCGTTCGGTACCACACATGTCAAGATGGGCGAGTCCGAGAATTGGCTGCCAGGTCAAGACGAGATGCAAAGTATAGTTTCCGCGCTCCAGGTAGCGGAAGCCGACCCGTTGGGCGGTGTGGTAGTCACTGCCTATGGCACAGAGATTGACCGATTGGATAACGCATCCAGTATGTGGAAGTACTCGGATGAGTGGTCTTACCTGCGCGAAGCAAAAATGAATGCGTTGGGTATCAACGATGCATTGCTGTCCGGTGATCAAAACCTTAGTACCAAAGAAGCGGCGTTGTCGATCTTTATTGATCGCCTGCGTTCGATGCGAGAGTATCAAACGCGCGAAGTGCTCGTCAATAAGCTGTTCGTTCCAGTGGCAAAAGCTCACGAGATATATAAGCCACTCCCAAAAGAGTTGGCGCATAAGTACCGCATGCGCGGAAATAGACGGCTGGACCTGCCAGACGTCAGCTATAAGAAAAAACTGCAACCCATCGCTGATGACGACTGGTTGAACGTCTTAATGACGCTGAAAGAGGAGGGTGTGCCACTTACTTTACGTACGTGGGCGTCCGCTGGTGGCGTTGACATGGATAGGGAAATAGCAGGGTTACCGCAGGACCTGAAAGATCGGGACGCACTAAAGGAGTGGAAAAGCAAGCTGAGCGGTGGGGGCGAAGAGGGGGAAGAAGGTATGTTTGGATCCGTTATAGATAGTTTTTCCAAAAATGCTTTACAGACCACGCCAAGTACACGTAACCGCATTTTAGCTAACACAGCTAGTGTGCGCTTCTTTAAAGAAGATAAATTCGTAGTACCCACGTTGACGAAAGAACGTATCGGTAAATCTATTGATCTGATCAACTTCTTACCTAGTACGGCTATACATGATGAGGGTTTCGTTCGGCAGGTGTTAGCCGAGTACTATACTCCAACAGAAATGGACTATACTTTATACATACTAGCTAGATTGGGGCATATTCCGCCATTCAAAATATCAGACAAATCCGCAAAGAAGATCATAGCGCATATCAGATCACAAATAGATGCGAATACTTCATTGTTGCCAGAAATTCTATTGATTCGTAAATGGTACTACGCGGGCGAGCACCCGGATGAAAGGAAATTGATCGAATCGATAGACGTTAGTCATATCAGCCCCAGGGACCTAGCCAAAGCGCACCTTCCAGAGCACGAATTACCTTCTAATCAATTCCTTTCGGGGCGTACAGCCTAAGTAGCTCTATTTTAGTGGGGAAGATCGTATAAGGAGTACTCAATGAGTGATTTGACTACTTACAATAGAATACCATTATTTGTACAAGGCGAGACGGCGATTACTGGTGCCGCACATGAAACGTTCCGATGGAATGTATCAAAAACCAAAGTGGGCGGGTTATACATACCGTACATAGAAGGTAATGCTACAAGCCACCAAGTGGATATATCGTGGTTGGCAGATTGCGCAGACACCTACAAAATAAGTGCCGATCCCAGTGATTACGTACTAGCAGAAGTACCGATAGTTACAGTAGACGTCCCAAATAGAAATATGGATTGCTTTCCGTACCAATCAGTTTCTGACTTTTCCACTTATCTGGGAAATATAGTATACAAAACGTTCATTCGAAAACCCACCTATTTGAATCACGCCAACAAAAATCCAGCGCTCGCAAAGGGGGTTAACTTCGATGCAGCAATGAAAAAGATTGGGAATGTGTGGAAGATAATTATCCTGTCGGGGTTCGATAGAACCAAAGATGCTAATCTCGCGCAAGCAATCGCAGACAGGAAGCGCACAAAGTTTTCTATGGGCGCTTTTGTAGATTACACAAAATGTAGTCTACATGGAAAACAAAATGGCCCCCCACCCGCCAGCTGTTGCAGATACAAAAAATTCGATGTAGTGAATGGAAAACTACGTTATGACTTGTGCTATGGCGTGAATTTCATTGAAAATTCATCCGTAGACGATCCGGCTGACGTGTATGCTGATGCTCCCGAGATATGGGCGTAATTAGTGAGTGTATTTTATGTGTGTAAGAATCTTTTGGTTCTGCACTAGGTGTTTTGATAAACGCGTCAGTAACATTATTTCAATAGACGCACAATCGCCATCCTTGGAGGTTTGAGATGGATGAAATTCTAGACGCTCTATTAGAGCACGGTATGAGCCCACAAAGTAGTTTTGTGCGAAATGCAGAACTTTGCTTTTTGTACGACGATGATGCGGACGCCAAAGCTGCGGCACCGGTCATTATAGCAGCGTGTAGTGCAGGCACTACGGCGCTACTAGACTTAGACTTTATGCCATCTTGCGCGGTAGTAGTTACTGCTATGGGGGATGAGTCCGAAGACGAGGATTACGACGAAGACGACTTCGACTTCAGCGACGATGAGTTGGACGCACTTGAATTTACTGCAAGCGTTAAAGGCAGTGATGACGAGGATTACGACGAAGACGACGACGAAGACGATGATGATTACGACGACGAAGACGATGATGATTACGACGATGATGATGAGGACGACGCTATTACAGCTAACGTAGATGGGTATGAGTTTGGCGAATTGTCGGATGATGAAGAGATTGAGTTGTTGGCGTTTTTCGGCGAAGGTGCTGACGACTCCGACATGGTAGTGGTAGAGGCTAACGCCGAAACTATTTTCTGTATGTACGATACGTACCGAATCGCAGACGGCTCTACCATCGTTATCGCGGGTGTGGACGAAGACGAACGTATCAGCGTAATCCACAGGAATGAGGCTGGAGAAGAGACTGCAAGGTCCGCCATGCCTTATGACAAGTTAGTTAGTGCGATAGCAAATTCTGAAAAGACGGCCACCAACACTGAAGCGGAACTACGCTCTGCCAGAGCACAGTGCACCAACGCAGAAGTAGCAGCTGAGTTGGATCAGCTAATCGAAGAGATATCGGCCACAACCCAGAAACCAAAACCCAGTACCAGTAAGCCTGGCACACCGTCCAGGGATCTTGGCGGACGAGAAGGCCGACCAGCAGACTTTGGAGGGTCATACGGGAGTAGCAAAAGAGGTAAGGGCATGAACGTAGCAGAGGTACTGAAAGCTTACGGATTCAGCTGTAAGCAGGGTAAGGACGGTATCACTACCGCCGAGAACGACGACGTCAAGATGCGTATTGAAGTTGTCGATGACGACAAAATGCAGCTAAAAGGTGAGGTCAAGGCTGGGTCTAAGATCAAGCACAAAACTCATCCTTTCTCAAAGGCTGTTGATTTTGCTACGCCGGAAGAACTTTCCGCGATTGTAGAGTCCATGGGATATAGCCGAGTAGCTAGCGCACGTCTGGCGCAGCTGGATAGCCTAGTGGCAACATCAGATACCGACGTTACCATGGATCTGTGGGAGGCGGATGACGGCCCCTTCTGGAGTATAGCTATCAACGGTTCTCCCGTTGGGCAGCTTCACCTGCAAGATCAGGGGAACCGCGAAGTGGTTGACGACCTATTTTGCACCGATACATTCGCCTCTAGCTTGAAGTCCGCTATCGTGGCGTTTGGGCCAAAAGAGATGATGGAGTGCCACAATGTGCGCCTGTATGAGGCGGTGGTCCACGAGGCTGACGCCATTCAGCAAATCAAGCACGAGCTGGAAGAGACGTATGCAGCGAAGTATGCATCATTGGAAGATGGCTTTCGGGAGAGCTTCAAAAACACAGCGCAAGTGGCCATTACTGGCCTAGCGAAGAACTGGTGGATAGCCGAAGGCGGGGACCCACTGAAAGGTGCGCTGTATGATGCGATGACTGAACGTGGCGTGTCAAATTGTGTTGAAATTATCAACGCGGCTTACGCTGCTGGCGCTCCTCCGCTGATTGAGGCTTTGATTGCACGTACATACGCGCTGCAAGACCTTGAACCTGCCGCATTTGAACAGGTTACTGCGGCTATAATGGATTCGCCCATAAAGCCTATTGACGACCCATCCGAAACTATCGCGTCCACGCAGACTGGCGCTGAGTATTCAGCTATGCTGGAGCGCGGTAACATGCCGCTGAACACAGCGTCCGCCAAGGACACTGATGATTCTGATTTTTCTAAACGGAGCAAGAAAGTTTTTGCCAATTATGGCCGAAACCGACGCTAAATTGTTTGTTTGTGGGTGAGAGCGAATTAGGTTGCTCTCACCCAATACTCTAAGGAGGTTTATACCATGGCACTACTCGACAATACTGTTGATCTGGGCATGTGGGATCGCACCCGAACGCGCTGGAACGAGATGCGCGAGATGGATGTTCTCGCAGGACAGACCATTGCAGAGGAAGGGTCCTGTTTGGTCCTAGTTGGATCAGGCTCGTCCGCTTTCGTTCGCGACGCTACAGGTACTGCTGCTGACGTTTGGTACGGAATGTCCGTCAAAGACACCCGAGCTATTCTGACTGACGCTGCAAAGGAAACGCTGACCGTACCCGCAGCTGGCACGTATACACTAACTTTGTCGCGTTCGAACCTGGTTGGTTCGTTTGCTGCAACATCAGTGTATGTTTACGACAACACGGCAGTAGCCGCGTTGGCCGAGAAAGCCGCTCTCCCAGCCGCTTCGGGCCAGTATGTTGTTAACTACACAACTGGCGTAATCACGTTCCATCTGGACGAGGCTGCGCACAGTGTAACGATTGCTTATCGTTACAACATGACTGTTGCTGAGCGTAATGCGCGTTTCGCGGAACGTCCCGCTAACACTGGCGCGTCTGACGCGTATGCGCAGTGTGGCGTAATGTGTGGTCCTGGCGTTATCTACACGAAGATCTATGATACTGCGGTAGCATATGCCATTGGTGGTGCTATCTATACCGGCGCCAGTGGACGTTTTACGTCCGGTGCTGGTTCGACAATTATCATAGGCACATGTGTGCAGATTCCGTCGACCACGAATTCGTTTCTCGGCATCGCTATCAAGGCTCCTGTGACCTGATAGTCGATAGTAGTAGTTCATCGGTATAGTATTAGGAAGCCTTAGAGTATTGTAATTGCTCAATGTTTGTTCCGATGGGCGGTATTCTAGCAACATTACGGACCAGAAGTTTGAACAAGTCCGGCTTTATAGAGCCGTCCTATTGGAGGTTTTGAAAATGGGTACCAAGTTTAATCCGTTCACCAGCAAAGCGCGTCGAATCGCGCCTCGTACGGGTAGCGTCATCGAGTCGGCTACCGAGAATCACTTTGACGACGCAACTGATGAGTTGAATGCTTCGTCAAAAATAGACGCTATTCGCGCTCAGCACGCTATTATCAATGCGCTGCGCACCGGTCAAGTAGACCGCACCAATCCGCACCTTCGTGCCAACCAATATGACATGTTGCGTGAAGCCTCGGCTGATCGTACTGGCAAGTCTTGGCAGATCCTGGGGCAGCGTATGGGTGAGGGCATTTATGAGACCATGGATCGTCAAGGTCTCGCACGTCACGTCATGCAAACCATCGAAACGAACGAGGGCATCGCTCGCGTTCCCATTCACAAGAAGGACGTTGTTGGTTCTATGGCCACCACGTCTGGCAACTGGACCCCGTCTGTTGTGCAGAACCACGAGGTGTATCCCGAGTGGCTCAACATCGCAGTCAATGTCCACGTAGCTGAAGTGGAAATCGCTATGGCGTCGTATGACATGTTGGAAGAATCGTACAACAAGGCGCTTGAGCAATCAATGGTTGTTGAGGACCGGATTGCTAAGAGTCTGTGGGACGCTAACGCCAACATCGCCAACGCGTTGACTCTGTTCAACACGTTTACTCCAGCGGTCTTCTCCTCAGTTAAGAACCTGGTTCGGAACTGGGGCCTGAGTGTAACCTCAACGATTATCGCTGTGGACATTTGGGATGACATCGCAACCAGTACCGAGTTTTCTACCTGGTTCGACCCCATGACCAAGCGCGAGCTTATCATGGATGGCGAGCTTGGCTCTATCCTCGGCGTACAAATTTTCACAGATGCTACGCGCCCCAACACCCTCCAGGTGCTGAACGCTGGCGAAGTGTACATGTTTGCGGCTCCGTCGTCCACCGGCGCTATCGTGCAACGCGAGCCCTTCCGGATTCAGGCAACTGATCAGTACAACAACGGGTCCCCTACTCGTGGTTGGTTCGGTTGGATGATCGAAGCGCAGACGTGCCCCAACGCCCGCGCACAGGCTAAGGCGCAACGCATCTAATACGTTGTTGTTGATTTGTCTAAGGGCGGGGGAGGTTTTGCCTCTCCCGCCTTTTTAGTCGAATAGAGTGATTTCGTTATGGCTATGCGTTTAGGCGTATCTGCAACTAGGTGGGATAGTCATATTGAGGTAGAAGTATACTTCGTTGACAAGGATGTGACGCCTGTTGTTGTGCATCCGGAGTTGATCACCTCAGTTGAAATGTCGTTGCTGCATAACGAAAATACACTATTAACGGCTGTTGGTGATAAATACTATGGTAATGATGACGGCGCTATCCGCGCAGTATTTTTGAATACGAATCTGATGTTGAATAATTTGACTCTACGTGTGACGCTTACTGATACTTCTGATGTAGAGTATATACGCGATGTAATGGTAATTGATGGTGAGGATAATGAGACTGAACTAACCAACAATCGCATACACGGGTCCTAATGTTGATATTTGCAGGTAAAAAGCCAAAAGCGGAAAAGAAGACTCCAGTGGTGGATCATATCGCCAGTTTGGTTTTTCCGAAGAATCTGAAAGGATTTGCGGCTCGGTACATACTGCTGAAACTCGTAAAGCAATTAGTGCAGTTTGGGTTTATGTCGGCTACGCAAGGGCGCGCGTTAAAAAGTGATTCTATCGCACGCAAACGTGAGTTCAAAGCCTCCGTTGACTTGACCAAGATAGCTGATGAAGCATTCATGAAGGAAGATACTCCAAACAAAAAATCGTTGGTGGAGTATCTAACGGCTACCAAACAGGCAGGCATTAGCGAGAAACGTGCGTTAGACTTTTTGCGTGAACTTTTTGATCGGGCCACGCTGGATCTACTAGATATAACCGCGTCGGTAGATGACTACGACGTCTTATAGAAGGAGCTTACTATGATTACGACCATACCTACCGATATTTCGCAGCGTATCATGCTAGAGGCTGCGGCTGGTACTCCGCCAAAGGTGGGCTACTATCCCCGAGGAATCAATCCAGAAGGTAAATCCATATGGGACGATGTTATTGATCAGAACATGGATACCTTTGTTTCGCGAGAGAAGCAATTCGATTTTACTCCGCACCCGGCAAACGACGTGTTGTGGGCGTACGGCATTTTGACGTATATGGACGAAGCGCAAGACGCGGGTATGGTTCCGTTCGAAGGCGGGATGGCTCCTGATACTACTCCGGCAAAAGAACCCGTACCGGTGCCTGTTCCTACGCCGGTTCCTACGCCGGTTCCGACTCCGACTCCGACTCCGACACCGGCGCCTGTCCCGCCAGTAGACCCGTCTCCAGATCCGGAACCTGCGGATGATGACGAGGACGCGGACGAACGCGAAGACGTTGTGTCGGAAGTACGCGATCGTCTCGGCAGTGTTAACAAGGGAATAAAGAAGCTTCACAAGGAAGCGCTTTCCTCTTTGAAAAAGGCAGGTCTCCCAGCCAAATTAAGTAAAATGAGCGCGCCTTACCCTGTTCCTGACAAACCTTTTTCCTGCTTCTATCACTCTGGGTCAAAACGTTTCTACATGGTTATTCTAGGAGAAATTGCCGCCAAACCAGAGGATCATCCCGATTTTGATTGGGATATCGTCATCGAAGAGGTAGCTAAGATGGGGTGGGCTGCTATTGGTGAAGGGGACTCCGCAGAGTTCATGTTGCAGGACAAAACGCGCGGGGGCGACGGCGATGTTATCCTGTCCTATCAAGCTGATGGTATATTTATCTATGATATCTATTGGATGAGCATGGATGAAGCGCGGGAGATAGCGGGTCCGGACGCAGGAAGTGTTCGAGAGGTGGCTGCTGGTTTGTGGGCAGCTAATGGCGCACTGCAAAGCACTGGCACGCTCCCTCCGGCGAGCGAACTGGACAGCCTACCGGATCCGAAATACAAGTTCACCAAAGATGGGCGCGGAGTCTATAGCTGATACCACAAACCTACTCATACCCACCCCACCTATAGCCGTATACTTATCACAGAAATTCTATTAGGAGCCTGAGTCATGGCTATAGATCCAGTTCGCGTACATATCCCCAAAGAAGTCGATGATGGTGAATCTGTTGTGTTCATATTAGAAAACGAGTTGAACACTACATGTAATGACCCAGTGTGCTTTTTCTGGAACACTTCCGCTGAATCGATAACATTGCAGGTGGAGTATTTGTTGTCGTTCGGGGTTAGTGGTAACCCGCTGCAGGCAGGCGATTTCCTATTCGACCTAGTTACGAGTCAAGTCGTCCTCACAGGGGCCAGGGTAGAAATTCCGATAAAAACGTACTCAAGTACACTCGTGAGCACTACTAGCACAGCTTCGCCTATCACTCATCGCATCACACTAACAAACGCATCGGGGAGTGATGTAATAGTGCGGTTTATTCTAAGTGGGTGGTTTGAGAACGATTTGCGTGCTGGCTCCAATTCGTTCATATATCGTCAAGGTGTGTGATGGAACCTAAACCGGCTGATATTGGTATCGCCGAAGAAGAGCGCAACCCAATAGATAAAGCTTCTGAGCTTGTTAACTTGGTTGTGTCCATGTTGAATTTGAAAGAATCCGACATTGACAAGCTCAAAAGTAAAAAAGCACTTCCCGCGCTCGTGCGGCTCGTAGTGCGTATACTGACGATAAAAAGTCGTATAGACAAATTGGACGAGCAGTTTCACAGCACGCACGACAGCACACTATCCTCCTTCTCAACCGAGTATGCTGCGATGTTGCGGGGCTATCTCAAGCTGCTGTCCGCTAAAGTCAAGGGTACCCCTAGTCGAGATGTATACGCGCTCAAAGCCATTCTGGAAGATAACAGAGAGGTATTTGACCAGCGCTTTAGAAAAACGGATGCGTTACTGCGTAGGCTGTATTACTATTACGCGTTTCATCTGTATAGGGATCGCATTCTGCCTAGGGGGTATCCGAAGGACATTAGAAAAACTCCTAAATCAGAATACGACGCGTTTTCGTTATTGGACGCTATCGACGCAATCTCACGAGAGAAGGGGCGCCTTTATTGGTCGCTAGCTATCCCTTTCCTGACATCCAGTTTTACCAAGTTTTTTCGCAATTCCGGTGATGAAATGCACAGATTGACAGAAATGTTGAATACCGGTGAAGTTCCTATCTCCGATGGGCCATCCTACGTGTCCGCGTCCGTCCATAGATTGGAACTAAATAATGCCAAATTTGCCAAGTGGGCGATTGCTATTCTGGACGGTAACATACACAAAATGGCAGAGGAGATAGTTACCCCAAAAGCCTTTGCTGGGGTGGTATCGCCGGACACGCTAGGTGATGATTTATGGAAGATGCTAACTTCCTACCGGCTGATAAAGGAGCTTGCCGACGAACTAGGCGCACCGTCACGTGATCTCAAAAAAAGCATAACAACGGCTTGGTACGCTTGGTTTGACGATGTAGAAGACCGTAGGTTGCTGGGACGTAGGCTACGTGCTACCATGCGAGACGTGAAGTGTAAGCCCGGTAAGCTTAAGCATAAGCATTTGATCGTTGACTACGAAATGCGCAATGGTACGTGCGTAATTGATATCGTGGTTAAGATAGATACTTTTGCAAATATGCTGATTGATTATTTAGGCGAACCGGAAAACTACCATGTAGCTGATCAGGCTATGGAAAAAGGCGAACTGGAAGATAAATTGCGCAGAAAGCTTGAACAAAGCCGAGCAGCGTTCGATAATGTGCTGCGCTCCCGAGCGTTTCACAACTACGAAGTAAACGTAGAGGCCGAAGAGCATACGTTGGTACACGTAATCGTTATGACGCGCGACAACATACCGCAATGGGTATCTCAGTTTCCGGATAACATAGTAACTGGTTTGACGGACATGTTGGTAGAAAAGCAGCGTTCCTCCATTGGCGAGGAGCGTGACAATTTGATAGTGGCACATGATGTTGCTACAAAATACGCGGCACAAGTAGTAAACGTATCTGTAGATGTCGAAGTTAATGATCAATGGGTTACTACGGCATTGCACGCCGTTTACGCCATCGATGCTGCGACGGAGGACGTGGTTGGCATAGTGCGCGAGACGATCGCAGAGGCTGGATCACGTAGTAGAACAAAAGCGTCCCGTAGAGAAATCATAAACGAGGTAAAGACACTACTAGATGGTTTGCAAAAACACCGACAAACAGTAGAGGTATCTGGAAAGATGCATTACGTGGTGTCACAAACTGATTACAGAATGCTTACCATACCCATGGAAATGACTCCCAGAGAGTGGTTGAATTTAACCTACACGGAAATAGACGTATGATTTCATGGTGTAATACACTGAAAGCTTGCGGAGATGTACGTACAGCTAACATGTTAAGGAGCGTTATAGGCGCTACAACGCGAATCAGGTTAGAGGGGTACCCTACGCTTGATTCGTGTATGCGTTATATATTGAGCAACTCGGTAACTCTGAGTGAGCACGCAGCAAATTTGCTGCGCTCGATCACAGCTAGCGTGGGTTGTACCTACGAACAAACGTATGATTGTGCGCTACGCACACACGTAATACTTGTTGCATGCATGCAAGCTAATAGAGACGACTTGCTAGGCAGCATAGAAAACGATTTACAGCAAATCGATACGGTGGTTTGAGGTTATTTTATGTGGTGTGATTGCTCTGTCGAGCATTCTATCAATAAGTACAGCTCGACGAGTAGCTAGTTTAGCCTAACAGGAGGATACAATGGCAAAGCAGCTGACAGTTTACAATATCGCGTCGGGCGGGTCTATCGTGCACTTAAGTAACGACAAGATCGCTAGTGGTGCGTCTCGTAGCTACGATCGTAAACAGGTGGTCATGGGGCGCTATGCTCCAGAAGACTCCTACGAAGCATCGCTTTATCGCGATCTTTTGGCCATGATTTCGGAGGCATCTCCAGTTATTCGCGTACTGTATGACGGCATAACTTTAACAGCTACCACATTGGCTCTGTTGCAGGATACCGATGCGGAAGCGGATGACTCCATTCACGAATGGACAATTTCGTTTAATGACGGCGGTGCAGCGAACGCGTATGTGGCATACTGGATTTGCCCGCATGCCTTGCGTGTGACCGAAGTTACTTACTCAGCGGCAGTGGCAGTCACTGCCCACGACACTAACTACGCAACCCTGTCGATATTCGATCGCACTGGAACAAAGACAGTGGCGCAACAGACTACGAAGATCACGGGCGGTTCTGGTAACGTTGCTCAGTACGCCAACACCAACCTGACGTTGTCAACCACAGCGGCAGATTTGGATTTGGCCGCAGATGACTTCTTGGAATTCGATTTGGCCAAGGCGGCTGCTGGTGTGGCTGTTGCTGGTGAATTGAAGGTGTCTTACAAGATGCTCGTCGGCTAATACTTGAAATAGTAGCAGCACAAAGGGGGCCGTATGGTCCCCTTTTTTCATCTTAACTTACCGCACCTATTTTGGAGATTGCTGCTATGACATTGCAGGCACACCTTTCCTGGAACTCCCTGGACACTACGACGTTCTTCAATGACCGTTTGCGTTATAGATCGTTTCGTGGTATCTTTTCCGGGGGGCTCATTACGCCAGTAGCTGGCGCGCTACAGATAAAAGTAGGGGACGACGATTTTGGTGCGGTATCGCATGATGGTATGGTTGTATGGGACGAGGGCGGTACTCCAACGACATTGAACGTCGGCTCTGCCCCCGCCGCCACGACGGTACTGTGGGTAGTGTGCTACGCAAAGTACAAAGCTCTGTACCCGCCCACATTAGCGTATCAGGTACTCACTGATGCTCAATACGCAGCACATCCAGAAAAAGATTATTTGATAGCGTTGGCTCGGTTGAATATGCCGCCAGCTGCCATAGACGTGCAACCGTCCTCGATAGACTATACGGTGCGCGATTCTCTTGACCGGCTCGGCAGACACACTTTTCGTGGCTCTGTTGCGAACGTGGCTGCGCTGCCTACCGGTACACCTACAGAAAACAGGGACGGAGATATCTACGTAGTTGTAGCTACGCACACTATGTACTACTGGAATGAGAGTACCACTGCGTGGCTCACCTATTGTGGGCCATCCGGTCCCGCTGCTACCAGTATATCACAGTTTGGCGAGAATCACAAAACACGTATTTCGGTGAAGTCCGGAGTGATAACCGACGCGTACTACGCGACTGGTACAGAGCTGGGCACGTTTGACGGACGCGCACTTGTAGTAGAGCAATCAACGTTGGCGGCTACGGTTGACATTCCTAATCTATGCGCTGTAGTGAATGGGCACATCGTCAATACCCCTTACACACGCATGGTGCTAGGCGCCGCAGGTGGTGCGGAAACATGGGATCTTATCTGGCTCGAAGTATGGCGAGAAAGCGTCGCAGACCCAACGGCTGAATTGTTTGCTCCCGGGGCAGGTCCAGGACAAACGTTCGCGCAAATGTCAGCCAAATTTGAAGCATTGACTATAGCTCCGACGCTATCCACCAGCTCGGTTGACGTGCACGCTATAGATGAGTTGGGCAGCGCTTGGGCAACCACAAAGTATCAGTTGCGCTACGCGTCTGGAATTACGGCTGCCGGTTATACCAGTAATGTAAATGCCATGTTGGATCCAGGAGTAAAGAATTTGGGCGGAAATGCGTTCACGTATCAGGGAATACAGGCGGCGCCACATTACCTGGATACTGTGTGGCATGCGGCCTACGCCGCAGCATACGACGGCCGTAGCTGGGCAATTCCTCTTTTTGTAATACGCAGAACGCCCACCGAGGCTGGACCTGCAAATCACATTAAGTGGACGCGTACAGACGACGGTAAACAGCAGATTTTTGAAGTTTATCCACGCACGCAAATAGATAAAAACAAAACAATCGAAAAGGCGGTGGATCGCAGCGCAGGTACTCGCACTAACTACGACGCCAGAGGCGGTACAAACGAGCAGTGGGCACAGCAAACACGTTTGGCGTCGGGTATTCTATCTGGTCATAACCTACCTATTGTAGGCAAACTTCGCACGGCCGCACTAGCGGCTAATACGGTACGCATACCCGCCATGACTGTGTCTATTCACGGTAATTTGTTGGATATACCAGAAACTGATGTAGATTTGGGTACCGCTCCCGCAGGTACTAAGCGGCGGGATTTGGTGATTCTGTCATTGCAGTATGTCAAATATCCCACTGGGGATCACGTGTACGAGCCGTCTGATGCTCCGGTTGCTTGGAAAATCACCGATGATGAGGGCAGTATTTATCATCTATTTCTGAACTATGAAGTTATCAACGCGCTTACAACTACGGATCTGTTTACTGCTATAAATGGAAACGCCACCTGGGACTTTTCTAGCAAAGTTGTAACAGACACGAACACCGACCACGGACTGTTAGAGGCACCAACATACGCAGATAGCGCCTATCGCGTGATTAATTCCATTGGGGTGTACGGGATACCGATAGCGTTGATACATCGACGAAACTCAGGCAACTACGATCCGGACACAAACGCAAATGGTGGAGGCGGCGGTGGAGCATACGGGGCCCGTCCAGACGTGTTCACAGAAGCCGTGATAGAAAAAGATGACATACTAGACCTGCGTAGTTACGTGGTGCACAGAGACGGCGACCTCGCCCGTTTATGCGACGAAACGATGAACAGGGTAATGACCGGTAGTTTGCGCACGGCCATGGTGCCGCACCCGCTGATCCCTGACAGTGCTGGTGTGGTGCATCTATATGCTGATTCTTTGACTTCCGGTGGTGCTGCTACTGCTGGATACCATCTGAATAGCGGGGCCTGGGATGGTGCGCGTACTATATGGTCCGAAGCGGAAGAGAACGAAGTAGTCGCCGCTAGTTTTATGCTGACCCCAGCTGCTGGTGGGTGGGAGTACATCGATCCTATAATCGGAACGACCCCTCCAGCTCCTATAATAAGTATGGAGTGGGATGGTAACCCAGCTAATCCTGGCGTTGTGACTATTACCGCACCAGTAAATGCGTTTCTGCCGCTGAACGCGTCAGACTCCCCTATTTGGGTGAACGGTGGATTCTACTATCAGAACACGATAGACATTGGTAACGCGTTGACTAATCTGAATGCCGCGTTCAATGGGTGGGGCTGGGCGATAATGGCACTGGATGCCAGGGGGCAGGCACTCAATGTAAGTGTGGATATACCAGGCGCCTCGTGTGGGGCTATATTCACCGCAACTAATAGATTCTTCGTAGGATACACAGCTACCTACCCAAGGGGGTATGCTGGGGACGCAGATGGTTACGACGCTAATGAAGGTACCTACGGAACACAGGATAAGCTCGTTCGAGCATACAGCGACACCCTGTCTACCGACATACAAGTAAAGCCGCCCATTGCGTATTTACGGCAAGACGATGTAAGTGGCCTCACGGTAACATTCACCATAGGCGAGATAGAAGCCGCGTGTGGAGTACCTGCAGGTACTGTACGAGTTGTTGGACTAGACACGGATAGGGATCTACTTGCTCCGACATATGACCCGCTAGATTGGTACGCACGCTTTCCCCGGCTTACCGTTGTAGGTATGGTTCCGAGCGCAAACGACATAGCTAGTGTAGTTCAGAACGCCGCTGGTGATTTGATATTTACATTGACAGTTCCGCTAGTCAAGGACGTGGTTGAATTTGTATTTCCATACATACGAATTGGCGCGGCCGAGGAAACTGCTAGTATGTGGGTGGAGCTTGGTAAAGGCAGTAAATCAATCCATGGCATATTCGCGTGGGCAGAGGCATCCATAACCGTTCCAGTGAGTCATACGGGCGCGGCGGATAAGTTTTACATAGGTATTGATGACTTTTCGATTCCTAGTTTTCCTGGCGCGGACCTATCTCACGCGTTCTTTCGTAGGGGGTCCGAAGGGCACGACGTCTACTGCTGGCTTGACACTGGCGCGGGCACCTACCAACTGTTACTAACGGGCGGAGTAGCTACCGACTATAGTTTGAATCTATCGTTCCCTGGGTTTGCGTTATTGTCCAACTATGGAACTGTGCTTGAATGGGTCGATGGTTCCATATACGCACCAGCCGATGTAATTCGTGTGTACGCTGTAGTATGGATTCCGCCTAATTCCGATTACGGCGAACTGTTATTGCACTATCAGGGTACCCCGTACATGGGTCTGTATTCTGCGTTAGGGTGGGACGAAGAGCGTTTTTATGGCAAAGTTGAAGCCGTTTCCGACGTGGTTTACACTACGTATGGACCAGGTATGCGCCGATTCAACGACTATTCAGTAGTCGTAGCGAACCCGCAAATATACTCAGCTAGTGACGAGAGCTACTACCCAGCTATTTGTCCAATACTTACCTATGGTGCGGAACTGCGCTCTCCCGATTTCTACGATTTCGATAAGAGAATAGAATCTGATCTGTATTTCCACACGCCGCAGTACTACGCACCAAACGCGACAACAGGTACGGCCGAATCATGGTATATTATAGGAGACCCAATAGCATGGGAAGATCTGGCAACAGAACAGTCTACTTCGCAAATGATTTGCAGACAGAGAGCCGACGCATATCGAGGAGGACCATCTAATCTGGCCAACCCGTCTGATCGTGGTCGGCTACTTCAGCCCGGTATATTGATTCGTAAGCCTGCTGGATTTGATGCTACCCGCACGGCAGGAGAGGTAAATGCCGGGGCTACCCAAGGTATGCACTATACGTACACTACTGTAGCTAACACGTGGTTGACACGGCATATCGCTTCAATAATTCCAGGCGAATCTGACTGCACAGCAGACTACCGCCAATACCTGCAAGGCCAGGCGAGCTTGAGAACTACGGGGGAGCTTATAGGCTGGGGCTACGAAAATAGATACAACACCGTATCTGTGTCAACGCTGCTGCAGTACACGGAAACTAAGGGCATATCTTTGGTAGGTTATCTACTCAACACCTTTGAGGAAGTGTATGGCGCGGGTAATGGTCAGCCGGGTCTCGTGTTTATTGTTTTCAGTGATAGGATTGTACCCACGGTCACAGTACCAAAATCGCCAGGTTGCGTTTTTGATAGCTGGTTTCCCCTGTACCGTCCAGTATTACCAGCCGATCATACGGTCTACCCGAGTACACTGTAAGGACAACAGATGAATCGAGATAATACGTTTCTGCACTACGGCGCGTTAGACAAAACAGTCAATTGGAATTATCGTCTTAAGGATCGCTCCCAGATGGGAATGTTCATGGGCGGATTCCTAACCACGGTAGCAGCTGAGCTTAGAGTGCTGGTAGGTGGGGATGTTGGCGCGGTCAGCGCAGATGGTATGGTCGTACTAGACAATAGTACGTCAACCACTTCCTTGACTGTTACGGCAGGTACAACGCAATGGGTGGTGCTGTACGTTAAGTATCATGTAAATGCTGACCCGACTGTCGAATACGCTGTTTTTTCTGATGTTGTATACCAAGCACACGTAGACAAAGCGTTCATGATCGTACTGGCCAAGATCACTCTTGGTGGTGGTGCGGTAGATGTACAACCGGCCGATATAGACTACACTGTTCGTCACGACATCGATACAATCGGGCGGTCTCAATTTCGCGGCTGCGTAGCCAACACAGGATCATTACCGATTCCTACTCCAACAACAAACAGAGATGCTGATATCTATTTTGTTGTTGCCGAAGAGGTTTTTTACTATTGGGATGGCACTGTGTGGCTGCCAACTAATACGTTATCCTCCGCAGCACACATAGCGGAGGCGGTATTTCAATTCGGTCAAATTCAAGCAGAGAGGTCATTAGAGTCGTCCGGTCTGATAACGGATATATACGTGCAGGTAACCGCTCCTACGGAAGACGGAACCTTTGAGGGCAGAAATCACATCGTACAGCAACCAGCGATAGTTGACCAGGTAGATATTGCTAACGTATCCGCGTACATGCATGGACACTTTATTCATGTACCGTATGTGCAACTTACGTTGGCTGCGCAGCCAGCTCCTGCCGCTCCCGATAGATATGATGGAATTTGGATTGAAGCCTACAGAATAGAAGTAGCAGACCCTACGGCTTACACTTTTGCGGTAGCGAACGGCGCGGCCCTAACGTTTGCACAGATGCGCGAGTTGTTCGAACAGTTCGATAATCACGCTCTGTTTTCAGCAAATTCTGTGTACATATCATCTATTGAATACATCGAAGACAAAAAGTATCTGGCTACTGTCTACGTGATAAACACGCAAAGTAGCGTTGGTATCGCGTCTGTGTATGATCAAGGCGCAACGATGATGGGCGCCGTTACTAATGTGGATGGGAATGCTTTTGCACAAACTAGCGCAAAGGCCGCGCCTTACCCAGGCGACACAAACATTTGGTACTCTGCTAGTGCCACTGCGTATGACGGTATTAGTTGGGGATTGCCTCTATACGTTATTCGGCGAACGGCAAACGAAGATTTCACGATCGCAAACGCAATCAAATGGTTCCGCGCAGATGACGGTATGCAACAGATATTCGAGGTGTATCCACGAGTACACTCCGACATAGCAAAATACCATTCCAGGGCTAGTGAGCGTTCTCACACCATCGACACAGCTTCAGATGTGTATGGTGGAACAAACGTTGCCTGGGCGGAGCAGTATCGCACCGCGTCAGGCGTGCTACGTGGTATAAACGAACCTATAGTAGGAAAAGACGAAAGCGCTGTCAGCCCCGTTGCTGCTAACTCCATTCGTATTCCGGAGATGAGTGTAGCAATTCGCGGGCGTATTTTTGAGATTCCCGAAACAGACCTTAGTTTAGGCGTCGCCCCCGGCGCTGGGGCGGAACGGTCATTGGTAACTTTGGCTGCTGAGTTTGTCAAATATCCAGCTGCTGGGCATCTGTATGATGGGACCAGTGCTCCACGTGCTTGGTCCGTAACGGACGCTGAGGGGAATCTGTACTACGCAGCGTTGCGCTATGTAGTGGATACATTTGATGTAGCGGCGGATGATGTAATTGACGTGTACGAGGCGGTTGACGCGCTCACGGATATCGATTGGGTTACGGATATCGACCCAACTAAGCAATCCAACGCTGACGTCGGTCTATTACGCAAACCCACCAGCACCAATCCGGCAGTGTATGACACGTTGCTCCAGGTCCCGCTGGGTGACTCGTTCTACATTCCCATTTGTTTTGTGCATCGGCTGAATCAGGCCGCGTGGCATGTTACAACTAATCACAATGGTGGTTCCGGCAGACCAGATAGTTACGTGCACGATGTGATAGAAAAAGACTATATCCTCGATAGTAGACGCCTGGTGTGTCAAAACGAAGAAGACGTGCAAATGGTCGTGGAACAGTCCATGGAACGGCTGATGCAAGGGCGTCTGCGTACACAGATGGTACGCCATCCAGTACAGGACCCAGTTGCGGGTGTGCTACACACATACAACGATTGGATAGCTGACGGGACGGCTGTGCCCGGTACCGCGTATGTCGAGCGTCCGGGAATCGTCGATGGGGTACGCTCTATCTGGTCGGAGGCCGAAGAATTGATGGTGCTGGCCACAACGTTTACTTTGACGTTCGTTGGGCCAAACTACGTTTACGCGTGCCCAGAGTTGAGCTACCTAGGCGCTCCGATAATATACATGGCGTGGGATGGCAATGTGTTAAACGACGCCATTCTGTCTATCACGGCACCAGTCAACTGTCACCTGGTATTGGACCCGATTACTGATGAGCCTGTATGGGTGAACAATTCGTTCTTCGGAACAAAGGCTACGGCAGACATTGAATACCTTGAAGATCTGCTGCCATTTCTAACGGCGGGGTGGACCGCTGGTGGTCCGGACTCACGAGGCAATCGTAGGGCAGTACAGACCACGTTCGACAACCAGATTGTCACCAAAGCCACGTACACGTACAACCTGGCCTTTCTGGTTAAATACCCGCGAGGCTACACTGGTGACGCTGATAGTTACGACAACAATCGTGGTACATTCGGTAACCAGGACAAGCTCATATCCGTTAATAGTACGAATTTATTCGGCGATGTTGGGGTAACTCCACGCATTGCTGAAATTTCAAAGGTCGTACTCGGCTCTCCGACTGCGGTTAGTGCTGCCGAGATAACAGCGGCTGCCGGAATAGCTTCGGATTTCATGGGTATCCCTATCGGTGTAGATTCTATTCCGGATGTTAGAGGCGAGCCGCTTGACACGTCGGTAAAATATCCACGTATCAACAAAACTGGATCCACACGAGCATCCTACACACCCACTGTTAGTAAGACCATCGCTACTGGAGACCTATCAGTAACGCACCCTGCCGGAGCATCAACATTCGAACTTGTGTTCCCCTACACACCCGTAGCAGCGTTAGGTCCCTACACCGATGTATGGGCGGAGCTAGGACGCGCGTCGAAAGCCTTTCAGGGGTATTTTGGATGGGCAAAATGCGTAGTCACTCTACCAGCAGCTTGGGTATCTGGAAACGAAGTTTACTTGGATATGTCACGATTCGTTACCAATCACAACATAGACCTTAGTCACGCGTTTTTCAGGCGCGGATTGTACGGTGCCGACGTTTATTTGTGGTACGATGACCCAGCTACTCCCGGAGATCGCCTCTTGGCCAATTCGACACAGGTACAAATAGATTGGGATTTCCCTTGGGCGCCCGGACCACCGGAGTTGCCGGTTAACTACGGCACGATTATGCCCCTGGTTATCACAGAGGGTACCATGGTTCCTGGAACGACGCAAATAGAGGTATGGGCGATCGTTTGTATACCACCAGAAAGTACTGAAAACATAGCGATAACGTATCAAGGTACGCCGTATCAGGGGTCGTCCAATACAGGCGCCTTGCTGGCTAATACCGCAGCCACTGAGGAGCATTTCTTTGGGCAGGTACGTGCCGTCTCTGATATGTACGTAACCTCTCAAGGGTCGGGCGTTCAACGACATGGATCCTACATAACTGTTGGCGCACATTTTATAGATACGCACCAATACGTAGGGCAATACAAAGGTATAAATCCAGCTTTGACGTACATGCCTCGACTCGGATCGGCTAGTTTCAGAGATTTTGACATGTATGACGAAGGTGCTGTTTTTTGGCATACGCCGCAAATAGATCCAATATCGGTTGACGATGCAATAGACCCATGGGACATCAAAGGTCAAACGTTGGTGTGGACAAATCTAAGCGAGGTAGGAGTTACTACTACGCGTTTCAAGCTGGACGGTTACAGGTACAGTTCGACGGATGATGTATTTAGATCCCATGCTGACATTTTAAAGGCGGGTTTGGTACTGACAAAACCTGATATGTATGCGCTGGACACGTGGTCTAGTTTTGGGTGGATCAACGGGGATCCCACCATCGGTATTTATCAGGGTAAGTTTTTTGCGCACAACGTGTTGGTATCAGGTACACCCGCAGGGCGAAGAGTGCGCGATATAGCCGTTCCCATCCCACAGTACCTGGGTCACATGGTGAATTGGTTGAACCTAACTGGTTTGCATTCTATCAACAATGCCACGGATAATCTGTACGGGTTTGACGGTGAGACCCGGGTGCGTCATGTGAGCGCCTCTCCGCATCAAACTACGTTGGTATCCACACCAGGTATTACACTAGTCGGGTATGTTGTAAAGACCAATGAGAGTGCCGCGTCTCCTCGGATAACGGAGAAGGGTAATTTGATGTTGGTCGTATTTTCTGATTTCGATAACACATCTGCAAGGGTTGGATCCGCGTTTGACGTATTCTATCCATTGTACAACCCTGTGTTACCACTATACCCAGAAACGGGCCCATCGTATTAAGAGGAACCAATGGCTGATTTTTATAGATTGAACGTAGCAGTAAGCTCGCACCAGGGTATTTTGGACGCAATCGAGGCGTTCGTTATATCGGCGGCTCCAGGTCCAGCGTGGACAGCTGCCGCTATGGGGCCTGGGGAGGCTTTCTTCGAAACATCCGGAGTTACCAAGTGCTACCCATACCTGTGGACTACAGGCGCTAATCGCATGGTGCATGCTGGGCTGACTACTTGTAGTGCGGCTACGTCTGGGTTCGCTGGCGCGACGGTAACTACTGCTACGCTAAACGCCGCCGAAGACGAGGGCTACTACGGCATGGGGCTGTGGTACAATGCCAGTGGGACGAAGGTTACCGGCAACAAAGCTGTGATGCACTTCTTCGGCAACGAAGACCGTGTAATAATCCTCCTCAGAAACGAGTTTGGCGGTGCACACCAGATGCTGTATTTGGGTCTGTACACCCCGCATTGCGCAGCCTTGGATGATACATGTCCGCAGATAGTAGTTGGTAATTCTCCTGCAATGATATATATGACGGAGCTAACATCATCGTCAGCGGCACAGTACAGCGTGCCTATCTACAACACATCTACTCCGGAAGAGCACTGGATGTCGTTTCCATTTGGTGTACTAAAAAGTTCTCCGCTAACGATGAGTACGCAGCCGGAACGTAGGTATTATGTGAAACAGCGGTTCGCGAATTTACGTCCCGAAGATGCGTTTTGTGCATCGCCGGACGTAACGGCGAATATACCGCTCAACAATAGAGCCGCACCCACAGAGCTATTTTTCTATCAACAGTATCTGATGTTTGCCGAGAATGGTCGTGGAGAGGGGGCTACGCTGGATGGCATCTTCCGCTCAAGTGACGATCAAGCACTGGAAAGTACTATAACTGTAGGAGCGGACGACTACTTCATTTGGCCTACGTCACTCCAGCCATCTGCGCGGCCGCGTGTGTTCGCTATTGGACCAATGGGTACAATCGTTCCATAAGGTGAGGGTAATTATGTCAACTAAACTATGGCTAAAAGAGATCACTGCTGTAACCGACGCAGAAATAGTGATATCAGAAATTCTACACGATGTCGAAAGCAACATAATTCGGATGGTGCGGCAGGTGCGCAAGCATATTTCCGAAATGGATAAAAAGGAAATGCGCGAGCTACTCGTAGCCGCCAACAGCGCCAAGAAACACGGTACTGGTACACGCAAGTTAGCTGCCAAGATCATGGTTGCCACGATAGATGGCGTCTTGCGCAAGAGCGGGGATAACCCCGATGAGAGCACCAATAACGACGAATCTACGGATGATACCGACAAGGATGAGAAGGATCAAAGCAAAGATACATCGGAAGATGAAGACCGCGCGGAGGACACTGAAGACGTGTCCGATTCCGAAGATGCGGAAGAAGGCGAGGACACCGAGGACACCGATTCGGAATCCGATGATAGGGATAAGTCTGAGGACGATGATACTGATTCGATGAGCGACACTGAGGATGACACGTCAGATGACGGAGACGACTCCGATAATGAGTCCAAGGATGATGGAGACACTTCTGAAGACGAAGATGGGGGTACGTCGGACGATGAAACCTCCGAGGATGAGGATGAGGAAGAGGAAGACGAGGAGGAAGACGAGGAGCCCGATCCTGAGTTGACTGACGAAGAAATAGAAATGTTCAAAGGCATTAACATAGATGAGGACATTCTACAGGCGAAGGGTATAACCAACCTGTTAGCCAAGGCTGGCCTAGATGGGACCTACATATTCCCTAACGCAGCGGTAGCAATGGGCGCGTTGAAAGAGGTTATCGGGACATACCTCCGCTACGAGATAGTAGCTGGCGCTGACGATCCGTTTCCCGGACCGTTCGGGCACGAAATGGTGAAACTTTCGAGCAGTATGGGTTTGGCCTATGCCTGGAAGTGGTGTGAACTTACGGATACCGCGTACACAGGAAGCGGCATAATGGTTCACGCTAGTGTGAGCAATCTCGTACCAAACGTAGCTACAAAGATATGAGGTAACATGCTTACCGTCGTCAAATTCTTTAGAAACCTGCGGAACAGTAATAGAAATCCGTTGATATCCAGGACGCTGCTCAAGATCGCGCATATAAATCGGGATTGGGATGGAGAGCAGCCGCTGGATAACGAGATTTGGTTGGTGAAAATAGTAGCAGAAACGCATCACGGGAAACCACAAGGCTGCTTCATTGTAGACCCGATTGATAAAGTCAACATTCAAGAGGATTTGTTGCATTTACCTCCTACTCTGTTTTCGATGAAAAAAGTACATGACACTCCTAACGGTCAGTGCATTCTACTGGTCACTCCCGCCAAACCCGACAGTCTGTGGATACTGCCTAAAAGTCATAAAAGGATTCTAGCGAAAAACAATGGCGCGTACGCCGTGGTAGTTGATCACGGCGGGGCCGTCTGGTTTTAAGTACATAACAAGGTATAGTTAATGGGAAAAGCAGCCATTGTGGCGGATAAGTCTTCGCGCGTCCTACGTCGTGAGCCAATAGATTCCGACCTGTGCAATATGTGTGGACTGTGTAACACTGTGCAGACCCACTATGTGCCTACCGAGCATGGGCGCAAGAGGCCGCGTGTGCTTATCGTAGGAGAAGCGCCCGGACAGAGCGAGGACGAAGAAGGTAAGCCGTTTGTCGGGGACGCCGGAAAACTACTACGTAAGGCGGTTGAGCGCGCGTATGGTGGTGAGGACTACGTAGCCTACGCAAGTATAGTACGTTGCCGCCCTACCAACGATGACGGCGCTAACCGTAAGCCAATGGCAACGGAGGCTCGCCGTTGCGTACGTTATCTGCACAAAGACATACAACGCTTGCAGCCAAAAGTAATCGTGGCGCTCGGCGCAACGGCGTTACTGTATCTAACCGGCAAAAGTGGTGGCATTTTTAAAAACCGTGGCTCGCGTACCAACATCTTCGTCGGAGGCCAAAAGTACGTAGTTGTCTCCGCGCTCCACCCAGCCTACGTAGCTAACACGCACGCGGCGTTTAATCTTCTGGTGTCCGACCTTAGAAAAGCGCATTGGGGTGACCCGCACGAAGGGGAAACTGTAGAGCTGTTGACCACGTTGAAAGACGTGCGCCGCATGGTACGCCATTACTTATCTGAGGAGTGCAACGTCGGGTTAGGTTTCGACATAGAAACCTATAATCTGAACAAACGGCATGGCAATCCCGTAATCACTTTGCAGTTTTGCAACGGCAAACAAAGCTACGTCATTGCGCTGAATCATCCGGAGAGCCCGTTTGATACAGAGGTAAAGCGCAGAAAAGTAATCAATCTGATTCGTCCGCTGTTCGAAACAAAAGATCCCGCGTTCAAGTTCATGCTAGGGCACAATATGCAGTTTGACTACCAAGGCGTTATGCGCCTTGGAATAAAAGTCAATGTGCCGATGGTATGCACTATCCTAACCATGCACATGATAGACGACAATAGAAAAAGTAGAAACGTATCGAACTCGATGCGGCCCTACTCGTTGGCCGTCTTAGCAGAAGAAATACTGGGTAGAAATAAATACCTGGACGCAGGTATAATAGGAAAGGTCAACGACCTCGTCAACCAGCCTTTGGATATGGTTACCAAGTACGGCGGTAACGACGCTTTACTGACACGCGAACTGTTCTTGGAACAAGTGCGCATGGCGGAAAGGCAAAAATACAAAAAGAAATTCATGGGGCTGGTAAAGCACCTTGTACCACGTACAGTAACTGTGCTAGCTACTATGGAATACAGCGGGTTTCCGATTGATATGGAAGCCCTCGGTACCATGCACGATCCAAAGACATCGGCGATTCAAAAACGAATAGCTGAGATAACGGATACATTAAAAACGCTGGACACCGTACAACAGGCAAACAAGAAACTGGTAAAGCTCGAAACTGGTGGTATGACTGGTCTGTTTTACACGCCGTACATATTCGATATCAACAAACGTTCTCACGCGGGTATGTTGTTTTTTGATTCGCTTAAACTAGCTCCTGTAGCAGATACGAAAAAGAAAGATGACTCCATTATGGAGTTCAATCCAGGTGATGGAAAGATACCTACAGTAGCTAAAGTATTTCAAGCGCATTACGAACGAGAAACGTGGAGGCCTCCGGTCGATGTACCAAGTACTAAACGCTATGATGTAGAGGTGCAGATACCCGGTAAAGAAGGGATCTATTATAAGTACCCCGAAATTGGATTGTTTTCTGAATTCAAGGGGCTGATGCAATGCCAACGTACGTTTGTAAATGGTATCTGGAACTGCACGCATCCGGATTCTCCTCAATTCAGTCCCGATCACGTCGACGGTAGGGTGCGTGCTTCATTCACCGGGTACAACACAGTTACTGGCCGTACCAGCAGTAAGGATCCAGTAAACAACCAAAACATTCCTCGTGGCGACTCCCCAGTAAAGAAATCAATCAAAAATCTATTCACTGCGCTTCCCAATTGCTGGCTGGTGAACGTTGACTTTGCCACTGCAGAGGTTCGCTGGTTAGCTATTATGGCTAAGGACGTGCGGTTATGTGAAGCGTTTTGGGCAGGCCACAAAGCACACAAAGCTTATCTGAAAGACCCCACCAACGCAGAGCTGCGAAAGATGGCAGCTATCGCTGGCGACATCCACATGCAGACCGCCTCACTTTTTCATCAAAAAGAAGTGTGGGATGTTACAAAGGCGGAACGACAAGACACCAAAACTATTGTATTTGGTTTAATCTACGGGCGCGGAGCGCGAGCCATTGCGCAGCAACTAGGCATAGAGGTAGATGAAGCCGAAGAGCTGATCGCACGTTTCTCCTCCCTGTACCCGGAGGCTTGGGAGTGCATAGCGTTCCTGGAAAGGAAAGCGCGCCGTTGCGGTTTTGTTGATTCCCCCATTGGTAGGCGCAGACGGCTGGATTGGTACTACGAAGACCCCCATGCGCGCGGACGTATGAAAGAGGGCGATAGGCGCGCTAGAAACAGCCCCATTCAGGCGATCGCGTCCGATGCAAACAACCTGGCGATAGCTGAAATCATAAATTTCGTGACTGAAAAGAAATTGAAGTGGACTTTTCACAATATCGTGCACGATTCGTTGATCATGTCGATTCCCAAGTCGTACGATTTGTACAAGAGCCTACGCCAGATAGAATGGTTCTATTCACATCGACTGAAGAAGATACTTACCGAGGACTTCAAGGTGGTTCTAAACGCGCCGCTAGCGGTTGACTTTGATATCGGACTACGTTGGGGTGACCTGAAGGGCTGGGACGGCACAGAAGAACACCTAGGTGCGGTAACTGGCGCGGCTGAGATACTCGGCGAAGCCTACGAAACGCGCCGGGCAGTCGACGTCAAAAGCTTACAAAAACATATCGCGGCAGGTATCGATTCGTTGATAGCGGCAAAGGATTACCGAACATGCGATAAATTGATGTCTGATTTGGACGCGTATCGCCCAACTCCAGAAACAACAACAGGTATGATCAAGAAACTTTCGAAAGTAAAAGATCAGCTCCCTAGTTGGGATAAAGCTATTGTTAGAATGAACCAAGAAATGCGCGCTTTCGCGTAAGGAGCCGTAATGCAGCTTAAATGTGCTAAGCACGGAACAGTAAACGCAGACCCTGATAGAAATCACAACGTCATGTGCCCTATATGTCGAGAAACTGCACTTATCAGTTATTTGAAAAAGGAGTCCACAACTCCGTTAGCGATTGACTTGCCGGATTGCCCTCCGTACTCGATCAGTTGCGCTCCACGTGTAGATGCTGATTGGGCGTGTTTCAACTGTGATTGCACTGAAAGAATTCCGCAACCGATCAAATCTATACCCGCGCACCTCGTAAAAGAGAGTAGTAGCTTTGATGTATGGGTAGTGATAATTACCATCGTCATCATAGTTACTTCATTAGTACTATTTAGTATGGGAGCGTGGCGTGGGTAGGAGTGGGTTTGGGGTAGCTCCTATTCCTGCCGTCCGGAGGTTACCATGCGGTTTTTACTATGCGTCGTTTCTGTTTTTATCTTATCCATACTTCTTGTTCCCACTAAACTGACGTATACCAGTACAAAAACCGCACCCTACGATATAGAGGTATTCGCCTCCTGGCAGTATGTTGGTACGTATGTGGAGGACCTTACACCACTAGCAAAATCCTACGAAACACAAGGGTACGAACTTATAATTCCGATCAAGCACTCGAATAAACCAGAATTCATTCATTCGTTATGGGTGAACTCGGATAGAACAATCAACGCTTTTTGGACGTTTAATTTGAATACGCAGCGTTTGATAAGTGTTTGTTTGTTTTTTGAAACGGAAGAGGGTTACGACGAATACTTGGACTGGTTTTCAAAGCAGCCTGTGATAGTCATGGAGCATCCAACCCACGAGAGAGCAAATGCGGATCTACTCATCGTTAGAAACAAGTATTTCGAAGACGATGACGACGCGGAACCTGTGTGGATGGTACAAGCACGATCCGAGAAACTCATACAGGTAGTTACTCCGGACGATGATTGGTTTTCCAAAGAATAATCGCGTTAACGCCCCTTGACATTTTAGCACATTCTAGGTATGCTCGTTGTACCGTGCGGTATGATCCGTACAATAGGAGTCTGACAAAGGAGCGTATCTGTCGTGATGCCACTACATTTTGGCGTGCGCACCAGGGGTATGTGGGTAAAGACCTGGTCTACCTGAATGAGTGTTGGTATGTCGCGCAAGATATCCTCTGCGGGCGCGTCAAAACTACCCCAACAGAAGCGGAATGTAAGGCCGTCACGGCTAAGCTGCGGGCGGCCTATATCGCCGCCAAAACGTTTTACGAAAACAGGAAGTAGCATGAAAGTAGCGTGGTGCACGGATCTGCATCTGGATTTTGTGAGTTCGGAATACTTTACGTCGCTTTTTGAACGGATCCGCAATGAATCCGATGCGCTGATAATCAGTGGCGACATCGGAGAGGCGGAAAGTACTCCGGCGCATCTAGCCAATATGGTTCACGTACTGGGGCTAAAATTCCCCGTGTATTTTGTGCTCGGAAACCACGACTACTACAAGTCCAGTGTAGTGGACGTGAGCTATTCTATTGGAAGTATGCTGCGCGGTTTTCCGAAGATGACGTGGTTGACCTCTGCCGGAGTTCGGCAACTGCTACCCGGAGTGGGTATCCTCGGGCAGGATGGGTGGTACGACGGAGTTTTTGGTAACTGGAATGCGTCTACGGTACGCTTGCCCGATTATGACTGCATCCAAGACCTGGTGGGAAGGCCGAAACCGATTTTATTGCAGGCTATCCAAGCGCTGTCAAAGCGGTTTGCAGCTAACGCCAAAAGGGATCTGCAGATCGCGGTTAAGAAATACGCTACGCTGCTATTTGTGACGCACGTACCACCGTTTAGGAGTGCGTGTACCCACGAAGGCTTTCCTACGGACGACAAGTGGCTCCCGCATTTCAGTAGTGCCTACATGGGCGCCGCACTGACTAGCGTGATGGCAGATAACCCAGATACAGAGTTGTTGGTGTTGTGCGGACACACGCACAGCTACGCCTGGGCTGATGTGCTACCTAATCTACGCGTGCTGACCGGGGAAGCTGCGTACTACGCGCCGGATATCTGTCGTATTTTCGACCTGTAGGCGCTATCGAGACATGGAGCGTAGCTGTCGCGTGATGCTCTCACACAAATGACAGGCTACGACTATCACATACTGGAGATATCTTTTGAGCTTCATCAGCTACTACGCCAAACGCAGCGGCCGCAGCATGCTTGAGCTGGCGGGCCCCAAAGACGAATTAGGCTTTCGCAACTTCTACAGACACTCGGGACACGGTGGCCAACCAAAACTCGTGCGCCTGTGTTCCAAGTGCTTGAAGGCTGGGTACACGTGTCCGAATAATGACATTTGGAGCGACCGCTACAGCACAAATTCGTGCATTCGTTGTCCGCATTGTTTCGAAACGTTCGATTACGATGACATGGATATACGCAAAGAGTACCGTAGAGTACGAGAGGTATCAGATGCTTGATTATATCGACCCCAAAGTCTACGCGCATAAAATCATCTACGATTTTGTAGACGGCATTCAAGGCGCCATGCAGGAGAAAAACATCTCTGTCGAGAGTGTGGCCGCGCATATGGGCATAACTGCAAAATCAGTCAAACGCCTGTTGGAATCCATGACTCTGTCTCCGCGCACTATGGTTCGCCTAGCACAAGCTGTCGGTATGGGCGTGAGTTTCGTACCCTATGAAAGCCCAGATGGTTTTCCGCTCTTTGCCGAGCTGTTCACTGATGCCTGGAAGGCGGTAGGAATGCCCGTAGACGGGTTTGACCGCTACCACAACCTCCCAGGCACATACATAGCGTTGGAAGGCCCTGACCTGGCAGGAAAGACCGCGCAGATGGATAGACTGGAGCAGTGGCTCATCGAGGACGACATTCCATACTTACGCGTTGCCGAGCCCAGCTATGACGGTATTGGTGCTCTCATTCGCACATTGATCCGGACAGGAGAAACAAACGAGCGCAGCATTTCTATGCTGTACGCCGCTGATAGACTTGACCTGTGGGAACGTAAAATAGAACCAGCGCTTCGCGAAGGTAAGGTAGTTATTTCTGATCGCTGTTTTCTTTCGTCGATGGTGTACCAGGGGTCTGCCCTTGGCAACGAGTGGACGCGCTTTGTAAACTCGCACATGACGTATCCGGACCTGATAGTTATTCTGGATATATCTCCGCAGGCTGCGCTTGCTAGGTTAGCCGTGAGAGGGGATGGAGAAGAGGCGGTTTACGAAAGAAAAGAGGCTATCGAAAATGCATGTGCACTGTACGCAGGCGGTAAGTACGGTGAGTGCTTTCACGTTGACGTGACAGGGGTAGAGTGGGTAAACGCGGAGCAAACTACTTTTGCTGTGTTTGAAGACATCAAAAAACGGATAGGCAGCAACCAACGGATCAAATTCTAGGAGAATTACATGAAAAAGAAAACAGGTACACTGACAACGTCGTGCGGGTTTTCCGCTGGCCAAGGCTACTACGTAACCACATTGAACCAGGGGGATACTGTAGACATCCTGGGTATAGGAACAGACTCCGTTTTGGTGTGCCCTCCCGACACGCCTAAGATGAAGCGGTACGTTGAGCGCGCTCAAGTAGTTTTTGATAACGACGTTCAATTCCTCCTAAACGAGGCGCTGGTTGCGTTATCCGTTAACGACACACACGCTTGTGCTACGGCTATTATGTCCGCAAAAAAGGAGCTGCTGTAATGGGTGCACTTATGGAATACATAGCTAGCAGCATCATAGAATACACACAGCCGTACCAGATGGCGCTCAAAATAGAAGTAGAAGGTGACGTCGTCTCACTATTCAGATGTGAGGCTTGGGCTGACGCAGTCAAGCGGGAGTCACTGGGGGGAGAACCGCTGCCGCCAGTTGCCCCCGCACATACTTGTTGGCATTTTGATGCGGATACGGCCACACAACTGAAACCTATTATAGCCGCGTCTGGGCGAAACATCGTCTGTATATTGGTCGGTTACAAGGAGAGTAAAGCGACTAATATGGATATACATATGGCCAGTTTAATCCTGCAAGTCCCCCATTCTATCGCTCGGCCAGTACGAGTGATAAAGAGTATGTATCCAAATTTCACGAGAGATAGTATAATACATATTCTCCGTTACAAACCCAACATTGCGGAGCCGTGTTGCCGGTTTTGTGGGCACCCTGGGACATTCGTTAACATGGGTCTGGTTTGTCCAGAACACGGGCCATTTCCAATATAAGACGGAGCATAGAATGCTTAAAACAAAAGAAGTACTCGTTCTCGTAGACGACTAGGGTAACCGCATGAACTATCAGGGCAGCTTGGACAAAAAAGACAAGGAGTGGAGTAAGCGAACACCTACGATTTTCGATCTGATGCCTCGCATTGAGTGCCACATCTGCGCGCAAATCCTCTCAGCTAAAAGGCGGAGATGTGATCACTTCGCCCTGTGCTCTGCAATGACTATGGGCGGGTGTGGCGGTCATCAGGTGGTCATAGCTGACTTATCGGATGTCAATGTCATAGGTGCTCTAATCTTCCAGTGTGACGACAACTCGGAAGTTGCAAACCTGTTAGCGCTTGGTTTCGCGCAGGCAAAGTCCGACGCAGATAAAGAAATAGTGTGCCGTTCTGTGCGGCCATACGCGCTTAAGCTGGCGAACGAAGACGTGCAGGAATTTGTAGTAGACTTTTGGGTGCGCTGGAAAGATAGCGAAAAACTCAGAATTTTTAACGGTAGGTGAACATGTACGAAATACCATATACAGGAAACCTCTCCTGGCTGGTGGACAACACCATTCTATACGTTCGACACGGGAGCCACGCCTACGGGCTAAATGGTCCGGGATCGGACGAAGATTTCAAAGGTGTAGCTATCCCGCCAATGAGATACTTTCTCGGATTTTCAAAGCGGTTCGATCAAACAGAAATAAAAACGGATATGATAGATGCGACAATCTATGGTATCAAAAAGTTTTTCAAACTGGCGTCTGAATGCAATCCGAATATCATTGAAACTTTGTGGGTGGAACCGGAAGATCAAATGTTGGTCACGCAGGTAGGGGAGCGGCTGATAGATATACGCGAAGAATTTCTATCAAAACGAGCATTGCATACTTTCACGGGGTATGCGATGAGTCAGCTCAAAAGAATCAAGTTGCACCGTCGATGGTTGCTTGAGCCTCCCACACACCAACCAACTAGGTGCGAGTTTGGTTTACCAGACAAGCCGGTAATGAAGCAAAATCAGATGGACGCCGCACTGTCCATGATATCAAAAAAAGTCGATAACTGGGAAATGAATCTACAGGATTTCAATCCGCCGCAACGACAATTTATCATGGATCTATTCGGGAAAATACTTTCGGAAATGAGCGTCAATCAAAATGAAAAGTGGCGCCGAGCCGCTGACCTGATGGGTTTCGAAAGTAATTTTTTGCAAGTATTGGAAAAAGAAAAACAGTACCGTTACGCTAGAAATGAATGGCGTAGTTTTCAGAATTGGAAAAAGAATAGAAACCCGGCTCGGGCTGCGAAAGAGGCGAAGTTTGGCTACGATTGTTACACCGATGATACGGAGTTTTTAACCGACAATGGTTGGAAACACTATGACGATATCACCGAAGGTGACCAACTCGCTACTGTGTATTTGGGCGACGCAACGCAGCGTAAATATCTAGGGATTGAGTATCAATCGTTTGTAGATCGGTATGAAGCCAACTACTCGGGCCCTCTGTATTCTTTTCGGGCGTATCATTTTGACGTCACCGTTACCCCCAATCACAGAATGCTATACCGCTACGTATCCAGAAAGAATAACAAAGCAGATACCAACGTTCAGTTTGGGCAGGCCGCAACGGTCCCGGATAGTTTTGAGTTTATCAGGCGGGTGTCTCCAAGAACGCATGCATTCCGGCAGAAAGATGTATTTGAAGGAATTCCGCTTCCATCGGCAGCGTACCTGACTCTAATGGGTTGGTATTTGTCTGATGGTTGTATGATGTTCAACGCCGCTGGTAAGCCAAAAGCAATCCGAATATCGCAGAAAGTGGGCGCAAAGCTGGCTTGGAAGATGGGACGCTTCGCATCAGATCACAAAAACAAAATATCAATATCTATAGCGACTTACCTTCAAAAACCAACTGCGTGGCGTCCCTATGAAATTGATGAACGTGTGATGATTGCCTACGGCAAAGAATTCGCCCTCAGGATGTTTAACGATTGTGGTGCGTTGAAAGACAAACACATCCCGCGCTGGGCATTTGGACTTACTAAACGTTTGCTGGAAAAGCTACTTTATGCGTTGATTGATGGTGACGGAACGGATCGTAAGAACGGCTCATTTGTGTACTACGCATCACTTAAACAGCTGGCCGACGATGTACAAGAAGCCGCTTTATTCGCGGGTTGGGAAACTTCATTGAATGGCCCTTACGGCCCATATGAGAGTAATCCTGAAGCTCCGCCTATGTATCAAGTACACCTACGTCCAAACGTTTCTCAGTTCAAGCGCCTGGTTCGGGGTACAAATGTGACTAAACGCGCGGTAACTGATCAGAGAATCGTGTGTTTTACAGTACCTAATGAAACGTTGATTGTTCGAAAAAACGGGTACATAGGTGTGCATGGAAATTCAAAGCACGCATTACACCTAGTTCGGTTATTATGTTCTGCAGAGGAAGTACTTACAACCGGTAAAGTGATCGTGAAGCGGCCAAACCGCGACGAGCTTCTGTCAGTTTTGAATGGAGAATGGAAGTACGAAGAGTTGATAGAATGGGCTGCGACAAAAGAGGCGGCTGCAGTGGCGGCAGCAAAAGTATCCAAGTTGCCTCACGGGGCGGATCAGTACGCGCTAGACGCATACTGTCAGTGGCTTGTGTCCTCCCACGAGAGGCAGCGTAATGCGTAAGTTGAGCCCATTATCGCCAGAAGCGCAAGCGGCGCGGAGACCGCGCCCACCGGAAGAGTTGGTAGGCGCGTTACAGGATCGAGTACATATTGAAACTGGACGTTCGCGGCCCGCACGTGCAGTGAAAGCCAAAAGGAGAACAATGAACAATGCACATCTGTATGACGACGTACAGACGTTGAAAGAGCAAGTCGAGAAACTAGCGATGACGGTAGACCACCTGAGAATTGAGGTAGCCGAGCAAGCGGAAAACTTCGAAACTTTGTGCACGCTGCTAGGCGGCATAGCTGCCCATTTTCCTCACGTGGGCGTGGAGGCTGGCTCATGACGTGGCGATACACGAGCGGTTCAGTGTGGGTCTGTATGTGCGGCAACTCTGGGGTTGACAGCCGTTGTGCGTCGTGCATGGCCGACCTGTGGTCCGGCATTGACTCGTTTGCAACTGCTGCGCGTGCCACAGCAGAGATCATCCACGAGGAGTTCGCCATCGCTCGCGCCACAGGCGACGCCGTTTCGGAACTAGACGCGCTCGAACGCCGGATACTCGCGAGGCTAGTATGAATATGCAATACGTGCAACTCCTTTGTGGTTTGCGCACTCATAGAAATACTGGGAGTCTAGAAATGGACACCAGGATTCATGAAGCGCTGCAAGAGTGCGTATATTGCGGCAGTAATTATGACGTACAGCCTCATTGGTCTCACACAGCATATTGCTGGGACGGTAAGGGATGGGATCCTAACGGACCTACGTGGCTGTGCCCTGCGTGTAGACTGCAGGATGATGATTACTGGAACGAGATGTGGAACGACGCTTACGGAGGGATTTGCGAATACATGTCGACCACCTCTTAGCGCCCTTTCTCCTGGAAACCGAACAGGCTACTGAAGCTATAATTATGCAAACCATGCATGATAGGCTGGCTGCCTGCGTGGCGGACGGTCACATGATCGATACGTCTTTGAATTACTATGGAAATCGTATTCCGGAGGTCGTTACGACGTTGCGCCGGTGGACGTCTTGTGGTATATTGAGTGTGGACAGCGCTCTTTTGTTTCGGGTGACATGCGCAAGTGCGTTGCAAATAATTCAGTCTAGTTACGAATAGAGATATGATGGAAAAGGCAGTTATAGCCCTCTACGGCGCTGGAACCAAGATCGATGAATTCGAAGCGCGTCTCAAAGATAAGGGCTTTGTAGTTCGTCGATTTTTGAACTCACCGTATTCGGACGCCACTACCACGCTGTTTCACGGTATGCGGGTGTACACTGACGAGGGCGTTGATCGTCACATGTCCAGAATCGCGCCGAGAAAGGACGAGTAAGTATGGGATACTACTGCGGCCCCGCTACCGCAGCTGCAGCGGCTAAGCTCAATCTGACGTTGTGTAGCGGCAGGAATGACGACTGCCTCCACTTCTGCGCGTCCAAAATGACAGAGGCGGACCCGTGTACGCGTGGAGTCATTACACACATGCGAAAACAATCCGATCTAGTGGAAGTTGTTGTAGAGATGCTATTGGGTCCTCCGAAATGGTTGTGGGGTTGGGTATTGGATCAGATACCGGTTCGCACTAGGTGCCCAGCTAGAGGTTATTACACACACGGCCCGCCTCCGTCTGATACAGGTGAAGGGTATGGGGCACAAAAACAAGCGTGGTAACAAAGGAAAAGAAACTATGATAAACGCACAAGTCCAAGGGGTATTCGCAATAACGGTTAGCTTAGTTATGGTGGTGACGCATTTTACGGTGTTATCCTGTTACTACACGTCGCCCAATCTAGCAACCATACTCGTGGTAGCTTTTTGGTGCTCCCTGGTTGCTGGGGCGGCGCTTGGTGCTATCATCACTCGTAGTAAACACTCTGCGATACCTCGGTTAGAAAGCATTACCACGGAGGATGCAATAACGTGGCAATTTGTGGGAGACGCGCTAATACAAGAACAGTGGGCAAATTTACACGAGTACGGATCAGATCCGCTTGCGTACGATGCACGGAGAGACGATATCGTAGATATCCAAAATAAGTGGAAAGACGTGCAGACATTTCTTAGAGGTACATCATGAATTGGAAGTGGATAGTAGTTATCGTTCTGATAATCGCGGGTTTGATCACGGTAATAGCTCTGGATGAAGTACGTAGTGCAGAATGCAATCAAGACTGTGACCAAGCCTGCGTAGAACTGGGTATGCAGTACGGTAGGTGTGACAGTTATGATAAATCGGGGGAGTCGTGCGTGTGCGGTATAGATCGCCCACCGAAAGGATACAATGAGAATTAAACTGAAATTATCAGACGCAGAACGCATGGCGTTGGGGCACCACCTCGCGCAGGGCTATGGTAATTATGCATCACAGGATGACGCCAACGCCTGGGCGGAAACGTTGATCTCCTCGGCGATGGATGACGTTATAGACGCGTTCACGAACGCCGTCGAGATAGAAACTGTTCTCAAAACCGATACCACAAAGTTTTTTGTATTGTGTCCGGAGTGCGTTCATGGTATGAGTGAAGGTTGCGTGCTAGAGTTGACACCAACGGACGCCTGCGAGTGGTTTGAACCTATACCGTGAGGATAACATGCAACATAACTTGAAGATGGGGGATACCTGGACCCATAAATGCGATTCGTGTGACGGTATTCTAATGTTCGCTGTACCTAAGCGCGAATGGAGTCACCCACCACAGCCACACGAGCTGACAGTAGCGAGTATCTGCACAGGCTGCAAGCGGGACACAGCGGCAAGGTTGATCGGAGATGGGGATACCTACACCTTGATTGCCTATGGGTTTCTGTGCGGCGCCAAGCTGACCCGCGTGTGGCAACGTGTCAGCGCGGAAGATGCGCAGGAGTTTTTGGATCAATGCGACGAAGCCTACGCCGCGCTTCGGAACGAC